AAACCAACTAAATATAGGGGGTTTGTTGGCTGATATTATGATAAGATAAATATAACATATTTTGAAAAAGTGAATATTTCATCTTAATTTTTTCATTTTTTTATTTTATTTAAATTGTAATGTTCCTCCAACCGAAGGATGAGTATTGATAAGGCTTCTGTGGTATGGCCCCCCTCAAATTATAATGTTCCTCCAACCAGTCCTTCATAATTAACTGAATATTACCAAATTCAAGATAAAATAACGATTCCAATTTTGACCAAATTTGGTCATACCCAATCCAAATAACTTTATTTTCGTCATCGTATTGCATAAGAATCTCATTATCAGAATTAACGTAAAAAACTGAGTCAGGATATTTTGAACTGGTCTTAGGTGTTAAATTCCCATAATTTTTTGTTAAATATAATTTAACAACTCTAACTAATTGTGGCTTATTTATTCTTATGTTCATTTTTTAAATAATATCGTGTTAATTATCTCAGTTAGACCATCTCCGATTGGACTTGGCAAATCATCCAATCCAAAATATCCATAATCTTCATGTTCTTCACCATCTTTGGCTCCAGCCAAATCAGGAACAATTTCTTCATCTGAGTCATACAAAAATAAACTCATAATCCCCCTCACAAAATTATTTTTATTATCCATAGTTTTGATACCACCGATATATTTTAAATCATCAGGTTCAAGTTTGATACGGGTTTCTTCAAATAGTTCCCTAACGGCACAGGATAATTTATTTTCATTTTTTTCTTGGTGACCACACGGAACTGACCATTCACCAGGTCTTGAATCTTCGTCCATACTTCTTTTACAAAGTAATACCTTATCTTGACATCTGATTAAAACACCTGAGTATCTTTTCAATTCCATTTTCTTGTTATATTTATCTGTATGATTATATCAATAAATAGTTCGAAGTTCAAAGTTAAGATTGCCGCTACAAGAGAAAACATTCAAAATGGCATGATGAAAAAAAGATTCAACAAGGGTTTTGACGGCATGTTATTTCTTATGGGTTCAGGTGACCATTCTTTTTGGATGAGAGATTGTATTGTTCCTCTTGACATAATCTTTATTTACGGAAACGAAATTACAAAAATTCATTCAAACTGCGAACCTTGTCACGAAAAAAATTGTCCTCACTACGAAGGTTTTGGAGATTTGGTTTTGGAACTCGAAGGTGGAACCTGTGAAAGGTTAGGTATTGAGGAAGGTGACGTGATTAAAATGGATGTTACCCGTTAATTTTACTTTGTAAAATTTCAACAAACTTGTTTTGTAAATCTTTCACCAAATCAGACGATGTTCTCTTTTTTACTTCAAACTCTTCCATAGAGTCGGTCATTCCTCCTTCTTTTTTAATTTGATTGATGCCCGCCGATACTTGTTTTTCAGATAAACTTCTGAATTTTAATAATTTCTTTTTCAAATCATTTACAAAAGTGTTTGTTCCTTCGTAATTTGCAATAGGTAAAGTTTCTTTAGGTAAATCTTTTGTATATGGTTTATCGTAACCACTATATATGAAATTTATTCCCGATATGTTTGTTATACATTTATGTCCTCCTGAATTGGCTTTTAGAAAATCATAAGCAGTTACTGAGTTTGTTTTTGGGTCATACGAAGGAGTATTCCCATACATCGCCATCATATCTTTTTGAGTGAATCCTACAGATTCATCAGTTGCCTCTCTCTCTGCAATTTTTTTGATTATTTTATATGATAAGATTTCTTTTTCAAGTTCAGGTTTAAATTCTTCCAGTACTTTGTCCTTAATAGGTCCTAAATCTATACCCTTAAGTGCTCTATTTTCCTTATATGGATTACAAGATGCTTGAACCATACCAACAGGTGCTCCTATACCTGTAACTAAAAAATCCGCATCAGGATATATCTCGAAAGGAACATACCTATCATAAGAACCTTTTTTCATTTTACCTAAACCATATTGTACTAATATGTTACCCAACTTTTTAATTCCCTTGTTTTCATCACCCCTTTGTTTTATAAACTCATCTTGGTTTTTTTGCATAGTTTCAACGTCCGCATAATTTCTATCTACCGCCAACTTTTTGATGTTGTTATATATACTAATCAAACTTGCTTCTGAATTCATAACTAAGTGTTCCATAAATTGAGGATAGTTTTTGTATGCCAACAATAGTTTGTTAGTTACCAACCCAAAAAGAATTTTGTTTTCTCTTAATGATTTGTCTTTATCAAAATTATAAACAAAATTCATAACCATTTTGGGTGTTACTTTGTTTTCAACAAATTTTGCCGAATCGACCATTGAAATAACAAATATGTCGTCGTTTGTAAAGATTTCTTTTGGTGAGATTACTTGAGATATTGTTTCAACATTTGATTTTGCCTGTTTGAAGCTTGTTGAGGTGTGCCCTTCAACACCTGATTGAGTATCGTGATGGTCAGTATGTATTTCAAACATTACTTTCCCGTGAGCAAAATCTACTAGCACAGGCATTACTTCACCATCAGCATCGGCTTTCTTAATTGCCCATTCCTTTTCTCCATATTGAATAACCTCACAATCAACAACCTCAAATCCTTGGTCTTCCAAATAATCTCTCATCGCAATTGCGGTGGTAACTCCATCCAAATCTTGATGAAAATATATTTTTGCTTTTTTATATCTTTTTAATAAAGAATTTATATTTCTGATACCTGATTCATTCAACAACTTTTGGACTAATCTGTCGACTTGCGCCTCTGATAAAATAACTGTATTCATATCAGATAAATACCATATAAAACAAAAAAACCAACTTAAAGTTGGTCTTCTTTTATCTCTTCAAGAGTTTTAAAGTAATTTACCCTTGTTTCAGCGACTTGACAATAGTTAGGCGAAAGTTCAATACCAATCCATTGTCGTCCCAAAATTTCTGCCGCGACCAAACTAGTTCCACTACCGGCGAATGGGTCAAGTACGATATCGTTTTTATATGTCAATATCTTAATAGCCTTTGTTGGAATATCCATTGAGAACGTAGCCTTGGTAAGTGGTCTTGAATCATTAAGATATTTCCATTGTCCGAATACCAACTCCATAAACTCTTTCTTATCTTCGTCCTGATAAACTACTTTAGTTTTGAATGTTCCATCCTCTTGTTCTATTTGAGTCGGAACTCCCTTCCATTGTGGTTCCCCTTTTACTTTCTTAATATGTTTGTTCTTATAAGCAAGGATTACACACTCCTTTGGGTTATATATGTAGGGACTCGACGGACTCATCCAACTACCCCAAGCGGTTGTCTTACTTCGGTGTGGGGAATCTTCTTCTAAATCGACAATACCAAAAAACTTAAACCCAATTTTTTTCATTAATTGATATATCTCCGACACAAAGAAAATCCGTCCACCTTTATCTTGGCGATTGATTTCATAAGGAATATTAAGAGCGATTCTACCATCATCTTTTAACACTCTAAATGCTTGGGTTAACCAATTCTCCGAGAACTCCAAATATTCATTAAAAATAACATCATCATTATGTACGTCGTATGCGATTCCAACACCGTATGGACAACTAGTCACTATTAAGTCAATCGATGATTCAGGAAATGTTTTCATAACCTCCGAACAATCCCCATTTATAATTTTTCCTGTTTCAATCATCTTTTTTCTAATGTATCAATCTTATGTTGTAAGTACCAAAGTGCCTTTTTTAAATCTTCCAATTCTTTATCGGGGTGTTTCTTTCCTGCTCTTGAGATGTATTTGACTGTGTTTCCCAAACAAAAATCCAAACCCCAATAATCAATCACCTTTATGGCTTCGTATGGATTTGACTCACCGCCATAATGATTAGGGTGATTAACCATTTCTTTTTCCATCTACTAACTATTTTGATTAATTAAATTAATGGTTTCAGGATTAATTACAAACTGAAAATCAATCATTGATAGATTATCATCCGAGTAATCGTTTTTATATGATAGGTTTGAACCTTGTATGTCAAAACTTAATCCATTTACCACTTCACCTACAGGGTCTAAATATTCTATCTTAACGGCAGTAATTTTGAATAAATCAACAGGATTAAATGAATAATTTACGGTTTGATACATTTTTGTTTTGAAGATTAACTTCTCTCCTTCATTATAGATTTTGAAGTTTCTAAAAAGATATTCAGGTACTGTTACCTCTTTATTAAATTTAATAATGAACCTGTTTGATTTGAGCGGTTCAACTGGTGTAAATTTTGTTAATTCAGGCATTTGATTTTAATTTATAAAAATTTTTATTGTCTTTTACTTCTTCAATAATACCATCTTCAATATAATCTTTGAGTATTTCTTTTGCATTATACTCATTACACTCCAAAATACTTTTGGCTATGAAAGATATATGAATTGGTCTTCTTAACTTACTAAGCAGTTTTTTTTCTTTGTTTTTTGGAAGTAATGTCGTCATTTGTTTCAACTTTAGGATTTCTAAATTGATTTTTCCATTCTGATTTTGATACGTATTCCCACCCGTATTTTACCTTTGGTAAGGCGTCTTTGTCTTTAACTCGTTCGAGTTTTCCTGTTTGTTTGTTTCTTAATGTTTTCATATATTCCAGTCTTTGATTTTTTCAACGATTTGTTTCTCGGTCATTCCGCCACGATAAAGGTTATAAACCTCTGTGGATAATTTATCAACGAAAATAATTGCATCGGCCTTAAATAGGTCTTTTAATAATTTACCTCTATTTAGGTTATCCTTTATTGTCTGAATTGTCAGAAATCTTTTTATCATCGGGATATTTGATTGAATTAATAACTTCTCTTACTTTCTTTCCCAAAGTATAATCATTTGGATTTGAATTAACAAGTTTCTCAATTAATTCATATGTAATTTTTTCTTTCATACCTTATCGTATTTTATTGATAATGATTGATTTATATAACCTAAAACTCTTCTTTTGAAAATCGGTAATAATGTTTCATTCAAAGGATATTCTTCTCCCCCTGATACTTCAAATATTGGATATTTTGTATTTTCGTCAGGTTTGTTCCACTTACTGAAGTTATTAATAATTTCTGATAATGTCAAATCATCTTTTGGTCCCGAGTAAATTAAATTTGAAAAGTTTCTTAAATCAGTACTACCTTTAGTTTTTTTCAATTTGTATTCCCAAACATATAATGTCTTTTCTTTTTTGTTATTGAAATAAAAGTATCCTGATTTTTTGGTTAATTCATTTTTATTTCTTCTTAACTGAACTGATATACTTTCATTAACCAAACCCCATATTGATTTTGCAATATTAAAATAATCGTAAATCTTTGGTGCAGTGTATTTCAAGATTTCTTTATACTGCGAATCCTCGTCA